AAGCCTAAGAAAAAAAGAAAGTATTATCCAAAAGCTCCTAAGGGGAAGGCATAATGTCAGATTCAAGAGCCAAGTACGAGGAATTAAGAGAGAAGCCTACCTTTGTTAAAAATACAGAACAGCAAAGAAGCGTGGCCATTATTGTAGAAATTCTACAGGCAAGTGACCATACCTCTCTCACCAAGCACCTTTTATCAAAAGTGTTAGAAGTATCAAAGGAGGGTCCAAACCTTTCACCGGCCACTGTCTTTCAAATAGCAGCAGATGCTACAAAGGTAGATGAATTATGCAATGCAAAACAAAACTAAAATGGAACAACAACCAAGAATGAATCTATCGATTGATCAAACACTTCCGGTAGAATGCGAAAAATGTGGACACACCTTCTTTGAAGAAGCACTTCATATTAGAAAAGCATCGGGAATACTTACAGGTACAGGTCAAACAACCTACATGCCTATTCCGGTATTTGCGTGCAAGGCCTGCGGCCATGTCAACACAGAATTTCTTCCAAAGGAATTAAAAGGGTTGAATTCTGAGGAATAAACCAGACTTTACTTAAACTTCAAAGAGGCCTCGTGCCTCTTTTTTTTGTGCTATTTATATCAAAGAGTTACTATGAAAATTTTGTTACTACCAATTAGTTACGTCCTAACTAACTTAAAAAAATATTTTATGGGATTTTTCAGTATCTTTAAAAAAACAAACGATTATAACGAAAAAGTTATAATAGGATTTTTATCATTCATGGTAATGGTAATTGCCATTGCAGTAGACCTTGTAACAGGTTACATGGGTAAAGCTTTAGAATTAAACGAGTACATCTTTGATGCATTCATGTACATCACATTAGGTTCATTCCTTCCAGATGTATTAGAGAAATTTGCAGCAATGAAAAATGGTGGTAAAACAAACAACGAAGAATAAAAATTAGATTATGAGCTTAAAAAGTTTACAAGAAAAAGTAGGAGTAACAGCCGATGGTGCTTTTGGTCCAGGAACAATGAAAAAAGCAATGGAGTTTTATAAATTGACTCCAGTTAGAGCAGCACATTTCTTTGCTCAAACAGCACACGAAACAGGAGGGTTTAAAGCATTTGCAGAAAATCTTAACTACTCAGGAGATGGACTAAAAGGTATCTTTGGAAAATACTTTCCAGGTAACTTAAATGAACTATATGCTCGCAACCCTGAAAAGATTGCCAATAGAGTATACGGATCAAGAATGGGTAATGGAGCAGAAGCTTCAGGAGACGGATACAAGTTCAGAGGAAGAGGAGCTCTTCAATTGACAGGAAAAGATAATTATAAAGCTTTTTCTGATTATTTGAAAAAACCAGAAATTATGACTAACCCAGACCTAGTAGCAACTACTTACTCTTTTGAATCAGCAATGTTTTTCTTCGATAAAAACAAATTGTGGTCAATATGTGATCAAGGAGTTAATGATGCATCAATTTTAGCTCTTACAAAAAGAATTAACGGTGGTACTCATGGTTTAGCAGATCGTTCTGAGAAAACTAAAAAATATTACGAATACGTTAAATAGGTAAATATAAGATGAAAACTTCACTATTAATTACATTATCATTGACTACAGCATTAGCATTTATTGGTACATATTTTATGCACCTAACAGCAGATAACATCGAACAATTCCTAGCAGTAGGATTGGTTGTATTTGCTGATGGCTTCTTTGGTATATGGGCAGGAGTTAAGAGAGAAGGTTTTCAAACTCGTAAAGCATTAAGCGTATTAAAAACATTTGGCTTTTGGATAGTAATGTTATCAGCCATCTTATCAATAGAAAAAGGATTTACTGGAACATCATGGTTAAGTGAAACCATTATGGCACCTTTCTTGGTGTTCCAGTTAATTTCTATCTTGAAGAATGCTTCAATGGTAGGTATAGTTAAAAATGAACTAGTAACACAGATACTAGATAGATTAGATAAACATAAAGGAGACAGAGATGTTACAAAATAAACAAAACTTATTGTTAGTTATAGTAATTGTACTAATTGGTTATAGTATTTTCAATACAAACAGCATCAGAACAGATGTTAAAGGATACAAAGCTGAAATAGAATTACTACAAACTAAAGTAGATTCAGCTAAGACAGTAAACAAACAAATCGATACTAAAATCGATTCAGTAAAAGAAAAGGTAGTTTCTATTTCAAAAGAAATACATCACATAGACAATACAATAACAATCGTAAAAAATCAAACAAATGAAAAAGCTAATAATGCTGGTAAGTTTTCTAATGTTGAGCTTGAGCAGTTTTTCGCAAGCAGATACAACAAAAGTCTTACTCCCAACTAAAATTGCTCGACAAGTTGCACAAGACCTTATTAGGTATGATGGTTGCAAACAAGAACTAAAACTTACTCAAGAAAAAATTATCAAGTTAGAAGAAAGAGAAGTACAAAAAGATACTATCATCAAACTTCTAAATGATAAGGATGAGAATAACAAATACATCATTCATCAAAATGAACTTCAAATTGGACAGTACGAACACATGACTGACGATTTACAAAAAGAGTTAAAGGCCTCTAGAACAAAAACCTTCCTCTATAAAGTAGGAACATTTGTCGGATTGGCATTAGCACTCTACCTCTACTAAAATAATTAAATTAAGGCTTGCTTTTGCAGGCCTTTTTTCTTATATTATAGTTATATAAAATACGTTATGACAAAGAACAGTGATGTAAAACCTTTAGTAAAAGAGAAGGTTGTAAACAAAATGGTCGACCATCCTCAACACTACGGAGGTAAGGGAAACAAATACGAAGCCATAAAAGTAATTGAAGCATGGGACTTAGGTTTCTGTTTAGGAAATACTGTGAAGTATATCTCCAGAGCAGGAAAGAAGGATAACATAGTTCAAGAATTAGAAAAAGCTCTTTGGTATTTAAAAAGAGAAATCAAAACACTAAAGAAAAATGGCAAAGAAAGTACTCAAGCAAGTAACTCTAATTAGAGATTTTTGCAATCCAGTTATAGATTATAACATTAGCAAATCAATATCGTACAGTCAAACTCTAGCATACAATACTTGTCCACACCAATGGGCATTAAAATATGTTAAGGGACTACAGGAATACAAACCTTCCATTCATACAGTCTTTGGAACATCTCTCCATGAAGTAATGCAGGAATGGCTAACAGAACTCTATGAAGGGACTGTAAAGAAAGCAACTGAGATGGATCTTGGAGCACTTCTACATGAAAAACTTTTCAAAATATATGCACAGGAAAAAGAAAAGTACGGAAAACATTTCTCTACCTCTGAGCAGTTATTAGAGTTTCATAATGATGGAGTTGAGATATTAGAGTACGTTCGTAAGAAACGCTCTAGTTACTTTGGAACCAAGTACTATAAGCTGGTAGGAGTAGAAATTCCTTTGATACATCAAATAGCTGAGAATATTTTCTTCAAAGGATTTATTGATATTGTTCTCTATGATGAACAGGATGACAGATATATCATATTAGATATCAAAACATCAACCTCAGGATGGAATGATTATGCAAAGAAGGATGACAAAAAGTTAGCACAGTTACTACTCTATAAAGAATTCCTAGCAAGACAATTTGATATAGATGTTGATAAGGTAGATGTAAAGTACTTCATCGTAAAGAGAAAAGTACCTGCCGATCCAGAATATCCAGCCATGGGTAGAAGAGTTCAAGAGTTTGTACCACCTTCAGGAAAAATTAAAAGAGGACAAGCAACCACAGCTCTTACAAAATTTATTGACGATGCTTTTGATTCACATGGAAAGTATATTGATAAGGAGTATGATAAGAAGCCATCCAAGTCCAATTGTATGTTCTGTGATTTTAAAGGTACAGAGCATTGCCATGCAGGTGTTTTGATATAAGGGTATATTTATATATACATATAATTATATAAACAATGAACACAAAAAAATTAACATCGGTTAAAGTAGAAGAGGATCTTTTACAAGAATTTAAAGAGCAATGCGTAAGAGATAAATTTTCTTTACAAAAGCTTGTAGACAGAGCAATTTTTCTTTATATTACAGAAGAGAGCTTTAAACAAAAATTACGCACACAAACAGATATTAAATTAAAATAGTTACATGAAAGAAAAATTTCGTTATGTTAAGAAAGAAGATCGTAAAAAGATACTTCTGTTATGCGATGATATTAGGATGCATTCCGGTATCGCAACAATGGCCAGAGAGATTGTTATAGGAACATCTCACCACTTCAACTGGATAAATTTAGGAGCAGCTATCAACCATCCTGAAGTAGGAAAGGGGTTTGATATATCAGGAGAAGTAAACAAGTTAGCAGGTATTGATGATTCATGGGTAAGAGTTCTTCCTAACAATGGGTACGGAGATGCAATGCAGATTAGATCTTTAATTGCTCAAGAACAACCAGATGCTATTTTTATCTTTACTGATCCAAGATATTGGGTATGGTTATTTGAAATAGAAAGAGAAATTAGAAATGAAATTCCTTTGATGTATTTGAATATCTGGGATGATTATCCAGCACCTCTTTACAATAAGCCTTACTATGAGTCATGCGATTTGTTAATGGCTATCTCAAAACAAACTAAAAATATTAATGAAATAG